CGTCATCGCAGCACCTGGTAGGGCGGTGCCGTTGCGGTACAGCTGGAACAGCACCTCGCTGCCGCTGGCCGCCGCCACGTCGGCCGAGAACGTCACGCGGTTGACGGTGGTGGGGAGCCCTTGCGCATGGCGCACGATGGTGCCCGCTGCAAGAGTCACCACGAACTCGGCAGTCTCCGCAAGCTTGGTCGTGTAAGGCACGACCTTGGGGGTGGCGCCCAGCGCAGCCAGAGTGAGCGATGCTGCGTTGGCCGCCCCGTAGCCGGGGCAGAACGAGTCGACGATGTCCTTGACCATGCCGCGCAGCACGGCCGGGGTGATGAGTCCATCGACGTTGTCGAGCAACGTGTCGTCGGCCTGCTGGAGCAATGCGAGCATCGTCTTGCGTGTCATGAGAACCCCTCGTCAAAGCCACTGGAAAACGCGCTGACGACAGGGGGCGGCTCGTCAGACAACCGAGTCAGCGGAATGAACAGCGCCGCGCCCTCGGCCAGCATCTCCTCGCCCCCGGTGCCAGGCTCGATGAGCTGGTGCGGCATAGCGTCGATGTAAACATCGGGGTTGTAGGTGAGCGCTTCGACGTGCACGCCCACGCCCTGCTGGGGTTGGGCGCTGACGACGATCCAATCTCGCACGATGTTATCGACCGTCCCGAAGGCGACGCGGGTCGGCTCCTGATGCTCGCCCTTGCCGAACAGGTCGAAGGGCGCAGGCTCGAGCAGCACGAGCTCATGGTCCACGTCCCCGCGCTCGCACGACAGGGGTGGGCTCACGCCGTTGACCTCGCTGGAGAGCATCACCGCATGCGGCTCGGGGGTGCCCTCCCAATCGAGCCCGCGATCGAGGATGAGCGTCGGGCCAGCGCCGCCGCCGCCCTCGACCTCGGTAAACACATTGAAGAAGCGAGCGTAAATTTTTTGGCCGTCGCCAGAGGTTGCATTCACTCGAACCGCATAGAGGTCGTCGAATGCAGTCATGTCGTAAGCGAAGCTGACCGTCTCGATGACGGGATCGACTTCGAGCGCGTGGAATGTGAAGACGACTGTCACGCCACTTGCAGCGACTGTCATCTCGGCAGTGAGTGTTCCCGGCCCTCCCTCAATCGTCGTCGCCTGTGCATTGACGACGCTGTCGCCTCCTGACGATATGCCGATCCCGATGAACTCGTCCGGTTGATCCCAGACGATGAAGATGAAGGGGTCGCCTTCTGCATTGAGAAAGAAGTCCCATTCTTGAAAGTCGAACATCTCCGCCGTAACAGCGGTTTGCTTCTGCATCGCAACTGTCGCCTTCCACGGCAGGGCATTGATGCCCAGTGGCACGAACGGCTCTGCGGCCGCGCTGGCGTTGTCAGGGAACGGCCCGTCGGCTGGGACGAAGGTGGTTCCATATCTGCATACGCCCATCGTCACGCGTACCTCGTCGAGCCATCCGTTTAGCGGATCGATCACGCTCGCATGCGTGGAGTCTGCGCCGTAGCCGCCGAGCACAAGACCCTTGCCAGTCTTGGTCGTGTTCAGGCCAATGAACGACGACTGAAAGACGCCGCCTATAGTCCACGCGCCTGCGCGCTCGCCACCATTGACGAAGATGCGCGGCACGCCTGCATCAATAACGAAGGCAAGTGCGTACCAAACATTCGCAGCGAGCGCACTGCCGCCGGTTGTGTTCCAGCGCGCGAGATAGGGGGAGCTATTGACATTCTTGCCGACCCCGAAGCTGAGACTGCCGCCGCCCGATGACATGTATATCTCGAAACCGCCGATGCCATCACCGCCGCTGCCTGGAATCCCGTGCGTGAATATCGCTTGTTCACTGGCGACTGACGCAAAGCGCACCCGGCATTCGAAGGTCGCGTTGGTGCTGCTGCTGATCGTGCCGAGGTCGAAGGTCGCGCCCGTTGGCGTCATCACGCTATCGCCTGTCCCGTCGAACAAGACAGACGCGCCACCGAAGACTGATTGCGCCGTATCGATTTGCGCATCCCCGGTGCGCGATAGCGTTTGCGGCGAAGGCGAAGAATCAGTGAACGTCGTCGATGCGTCGGCGCCATCGCAATGCATCAGCAGTTTGACGTTCGCGAAGTAGGGGTCGCCGCTGATGCCCGGCGATGCGCCCGTCAAGAATTGGACTACGTCGTTTGTCGCGCCCGGAGCAGACGCGCCGAGCGCATCGATTATCTCTAGCGTGGTGTCGCCACTCGCACGCCAGTAAAAATCAGTCGTTGTGATTTCGGGGTGCCGGTCTGCGATTGTTCCTAGCGGATCGCGATCGACGGTGAGTGTGTCCTGAATCCAGACCAGGACGGTGGTTTTCGGTGCTGCTGCTCGACGCGCTGCAACTTGCACCTCATCCACAATCGCGACCTGCCCCCAACGCGGCATCTGGTGTTGCACGGCGATGCGATCGCCCGGCAGGATCAAAAGCCCCTCTTGCTCGGTGTCGAAAGAGACGGTCTTGCGCAGCAGCTCGCGGCGATTGAGCACCAGCTGCGCGTACTGCTCGGCCGTGTCGCGGTCGGTACACCCGAACAGCGAGATTTGGTCTACGTCTGTCTCGGCCTCGGGCAGCACGACGAAGGCGGCGGAGAACGACTGGTAATCCCGATACTCCACGCGCACGCCTGCGGGGGCGCCGACCTTGTCGAACTCGTAGCCGACGACGCAGTTGTTCAGGTTCGCCTCGGTGAACATGGCAACCCGGCTTTCCTTGACCGAGTCGACCTCGACCGACATGAGCTGGCCGAGCGGCAGGGGGCCGGCCGCGACCACCTGCGTCACCATCTTCAACGCTTCGAACACCGTGGAGCGCTGCGCGATAACCGCGTTGAATCCGTTGTGGTCTTCCCACGAGTCATGGCACAACGTGAGGGCGGGCACGTCGACTTCCGACAGGGGGCGCCTTGCTCCATACGCCGCGGTCATGACGTCGACGAAAGCATCGGCCGGGTTGCTCGTCACGACGAGCGAGCCGCTGCCCAGGATCGGCAGCTGGCGTTGCACGCGAAAGCGAATGCGCGAGGTGGCGGCCGACGCGATCCCGTTGGTCGCTTTGATCCGCAGGGCCACGACCGTCGTGTCGCCATAGACGATCTGCGTGGAGGGGGTGCGCACGAGCTTGAACTTCAAGCCAAACCAGTTGACCTTGTCTTGCACCTTGAGGTTGGTCGCGTTGGCGGTGATGCGCGTGCAGCGCACGCGATAGCGCCCGGGGTCGGAGGTCAGGTCAATGCTCTCGGTGTAGCGCCGCGCGTTGTTGGTCGCCTCGGTGTAGCTCAGGCTGAGCGTGGTGGCCGCAGCCAAGGGGGTGCCGTTGTCATCGATCTTCTGGTACTCGACGTCGATCGCGACCGTCGCGCCTTCGAATTCGCCGGTCGTCTCGTTGGCGCTGTAAAGCCCCCCAGGAAAGATGAAATCCAGCATGAGGCGGTCGCCCACCTGCCCGGGCTTGCACGCCTCGAAGTAGCCCACCGTCGTTGAGCCAGGGGGCGGGGTGTAGACCGTGCCCGCAGGAATCACCGTGTGGGCTGGGTAAGGGGGCGGGCCGTAGGTCGTGCACGTCACATCGACCCAGGTGTAATAAAAATTCGTACCGTCGAAGGTCCTGAAATACACATACGAATAGGTCGTCGCCAGCGTCTCGCTCGGATGCGACACCAGCCAGGCCAGGTCATAGCCGGGGTCGGTCCCGCCGCCGGGCACCGTGGAGTAGTGCGGCGCGATCGTGTCGACGAGCGTGTAGTCCGCACCGAAAGCACGCCAATAGTGCTCGGGAGGAATCACGACGTCGGCGCCGCTGCTGAGCTCCTGGTCGCCGACCTCGGGGGAGGTGACCACGTTCTCGAGCAGGGGGGGGCTGAACACGCCGCCATCCTCGATCACGCCCATGCGCTGCAGGTGCGTGGTCGAGTCGTACTTCTGCCAGGTCACGATGCCATCGGGCAGCGATGTGATGGTCGAGTCGCCCACCATCATTGCATCGGCGAGGATCTGATATTGGCCCTGCCCGATCACGAGGATTTCGTTCAAGTACATCTCGTGATTGACGAACTCGGTGTAAGGCTGCGAGCCGAAGTCGGGCACCTGGATAAAGTCGCCGTAGCCAACGGGGATAGGCTCGCCCAGGCGCGCGGCATTCTGCGAGCCGCTGATCGAGTAGACGGGCGAGGCCGATGGTTGATCGACGAGGGCGGTGGGTTTCTTGGGCTTGAAGATTTGACTGACGACGAAGCTGATCGCCAGTGAGATCAATGCCTGCACGATGAATGGCAGCACGGCCGGCCCGGCAGGGGTGACGATCAGCAGGACGTGGTCAGCATCCTTGAGCACCAGGCGCTCGCAATCCTCCAGGCGCACCGACGCGCCATTGACCACGACCGACAGATTGCCGGGCGGGCCGCTCGGCCAGCGCTGCATCAACCAATTGCCCAGCAGCTGGGGGCGCACCCGCTCGACCGTGCGCTCGGTCGGCTTGAGCGCATTGGCAATCGTGACGACGGTGATGCTCACTCGCGCCACCTCGCGAATGCGATTCGGGGGTGCACCAGCGCGAAGTGCTCCAGGCGCTGCAGCGTCACGCCGAGGGGGCGGGCGCTGTGCAGCACGTAGCCGCGCACGAACAACCCAATGTGCCCGTCGTGCTTGTCGTACACGAAGCACCAGGGCTCGGGCGCGTCGATCCAGTCGGCATGATCCTGCGCCAGCCCTTTGATGAGGGCGCTGGTCTGCTTGTGGGTCAGGTGCCCGTCGCGATAGTCGGGCAGCGTGAACCCGGCGCGCCGGTAGACCTCGGCGCACAAGCCCCAGCAATCGAAGGCATCGGGCCCGCGGGCGCTGCGCGCGTAGGGCTTGCCGATCAGATCCTGCAGCGCATCGAGTCGCAGGTCGATCATCGGTCGAGCCCCGGCCAGCGGTCGATCCGATAGACCTCGCCGGGGAACGCCCGATTGAGCGTGTCGGGTCGCCCGGCCGTGCCGGTCACCGCTTGAGAGGTTGCCTGCACCTGCGAGAACGACAATTTAAGCGGCACGTTCTGTGGCCCCGCGGTGGGGTCATCCTCAAGGAACAGCCGCAGCGTCACGACGATGCGCTCAGAGGGCACCGTGTTGGCCGCCTCCAGCTCCTCGACGAGGATGCGGTCAACGTTTTGCAGCGACAGCTTGGCGTCTTGCTGGCCCTCCCCGTCCATGGTGGGTAGGGTCAACTCGAAGTAACTCGGGTCGTAGGTCTGTACGGTGTCGTCTTCGAGCGTGAGCGCCATGGGGGTGGGGCGGTTAATCAGCCAATGCGTCTCGACGAACTCCGAGTGCTCGAGCGTGATACCCCACAGGGGCATCTGCCCATCGGGGGCGGAGGCGAGCACGCGCTGCGCAGGGGGCAGGTACTGCGGCGAGGCGACCATCGCATCAAGCCCTCGCGCGCCCGAGCGCGTAGGTGGACTCGAGCGCGCCACTCATGATCGTGCCGCCCGAGCGAATATCCGAGGCCAGCGCACGCCGCGTGCGCTCGATCATGATGTCGATGCGCTTGCCGTCGTCGCTGGTCTGCACATCCACCGCGGCGCCGGCGTTGTTGTGCACATTGACTTGCACGTTGGTGGCGTTGTTCTGGCCGCGCGACATGGGCGACAGGCGCCCGCCACCAGT